GTGATGTAGAGATTAAAAAAGTATTTTTTGAACCTAAACCTGCCTCATTTGAATTCTATGGTGGGCTAGGTTATACTGGAACAGCTATCGCAATGTTTGGAGAATCAGCTGGTTTAACCGCTTACGGTGGTAATCAATTCTTAATGATGCCCCTAAGTTTTGATTTACAAGCTATCCAACAACTTGAAATGTATAGAAATGTATTATTTTCAAACTATTCATTCCAGTTAATTAATAATAAATTAAGAATATTCCCAATTCCTGATTCAGGTGAAACAGGTAATATTTGGTTCCAGTATATTTTAAAATCTGAAAGATTTGAAGCCAGTTTAGAAAGTGGAGATAATCTTATTTCTAACGTTTCCCAAATGCCTTACAGAAATGTTGAATATAAAGCAGTAAACTCTGTAGGTAGAAGTTGGATATTTGAATATACTTTAGCACTAGCTAAAGACATGTTAGGATACGTAAGAGGTAAATACTCCCAAATTCCAATACCTGGAGCCGAAGTATCCTTAAATCAAGGTGATCTAATAGCATCCGCTAATACTGAAAAAGATGCTTTGATTACTCGTTTAAGAGATTATTTAGATTCAACTTCACGTCAATCATTATTAGAGAGACGTAATGCTGAATCAGATGCTCGTCAAAACGAATTAGATAAAGTACCAATGACAATCTTTATAGGATAATGGCATTATACGGAGAAGCAAGAGATATAAGTTTTTTTAGATACATTAACCGTGAGTTGATGGGGAATATTATTTCTCAACAATGTGTTTACTATAAGTACGATATTGAAGATACTAAAGTAAACATTTACGGAGAAGCATCTAAAGAAAAATATTACCACCCCCCTGTACTTTTAAATTGTTTAATTGAAAGACAAGATCAACAATTCCCTGAAAGTGATTTGGGTGTTAATTTTCAATGGGGAATTACTTTTAAATTTTTTAGAGACGATTTGTTAGATGCTGGTAAAGATTTTAATCAAAACTTTCAATCTGCTCAAAACTATGGTGCTAACCTAGTCCCAGAAGTTGGAGATATTATTATGTATCAAAATGGATACTATGAGGTAGATACTACAAATGCTAACCAATATTTTGTAGGTAAAAACCCAGATTACCCTAATACAGATGATAATGGAAATAACCCATTAGAGACTAGTTTAGATAAATTTGGTTCTAGTATTTCTATTATTTGTGAAACTCATTATACACCTGCTGATAAAGTAGCTATTACTAAGGAAAGATTCTAATGCCAGATTATAGAAAACCCATACCAAAGTCACAAAAACAAATCAGTCAGGAACTAGTTAATCCTACAAGCCCTGATCAATTTATATTTGCTAGTTCTGATAATGTAAATTTATCGACTCAAATATTTGATTATGTTCAATTAACTTGGAGTCAATTAAATATAGTTTGGAATGATAATCCTTACGTTTGGACTGCTGATCTTAGTACTTTACAATCTTCATTTACTCAACCTGCTATCACTAGAGTAAGCCCTGACCAAACAGGAATTAAATTTAATAGATCCGAAAAATTATCTCGTAAAGGAGACAATTATAAAGATTTTACAGTTGGATTAGAAGATATTGATACAGCTATTATATATTATTTTAATAATGTAATTAAACCTTTTGTATACCAAAACGGACAAAGAATCTCAGTACCAATAGTTTATGGCTCCCCCGAAAGATGGAAATCAGTACAAAAAGACGGATATTATAGAGATAGTAAAGGTGCTATTATGATGCCTATCATAGTATTTAAACGAAATAGTGTAGCTAAAAATAGAAGTTTAACAAATAAGTTAGATGCTAATCAACCTAATGTATACGCTACTTTCCAAAAAAGCTATAACGATAAAAATTTCTATTCTAATTTTAATGTTTTAAATAATAGAAAACCTACAAAACAATTTGTAGCTAATGTTGTTCCTGATTACGTTGATATTCAATATAGTGTAATTATACAAACTTATTATATTGAACAATTAAATAAAATAGTTGAAGCCATTGGATATGCCTCAGATTCGTATTGGGGAGATCCTGAAAGATTTAAATTTAAATCACGTATTGATTCATTTAATACCGTAAATGAAATAAGCCAAGGCGAATATCGTTCAGTAAGAAGTACATTTGATATAAATTTATTTGGATACATTATACCTGATACAATACAAAAAGATGTATCTTCAATTAAAAAATATAATGAAAAATCAACAGTTACCTTTTCAATGGAACTAACAACCAAAAATCTTTAAAATATAATTGGGAGTTCATCTCTAACATATGTATATTTAGTTTTAACCAATCTTTGAATATTTATTATGGAACAAGTTTTTTTAACTGATCAAGAATTTGAAACAATTTCAAATTTAAAAAATCAAGAAACCACTTTATTAGGGGCCTTAGGCCAAGTAGAGTACCAGTTACAATTTTTAACAAACCAAAAATCAGAAGTTTTATCTCAACTTAAAGAGTTAGAAGGTAAAAACGAAGAAATAGGTAAGGAATTACAAGAAAAATATGGAAACGGTACTATAAATATGGAGACTAAAGAATTTATTAAAACTGAATAAATTTTTAACCTCTCTTCTAATATTTATGGTAAATAATACTTTTATAAAATGGCAGAAACATTAGTATCACCTGGTGTATTAGCAAGAGAAAATGACCAGTCTTTTATCACAGAGCAACCTGTACAAGCAGGTGCTGCTATCGTAGGTCCTACAGTTAAAGGTCCAATTGAGATCCCTACAATAGTAACCTCATATTCGGATTATCAAAATAGATTTGGTACTACTTTTGAAAGTGGAAGTAATGAATATTCGTTCTTCACTTCAATTGCAGCCCAAAACTATTTTAGTAACGGAGGTAACACATTATTAGTAACTCGTGTAGTAAGCGGATCAGCTGCTACGGATTGGGACTATGCCGAAGCTTCTGTTTTAGGAAACGATGGCTCAACTACATCATTTAAATTAGAATCCCTTTATAAAGGATCTGAATTTACAAACTCAGGCTCTACTAATGAACTTAGTAATGGAGCTTTAGTTAGTGGATCTAAAGATAATTTTAGATTTGAAGTTACAACCGCTAATACTTCTTCAGGTACTTTCTCTTTAATCATTAGAAGAGGAGATGATAATACTAACACAAAATCAGTATTAGAAACATTTACTAACTTATCATTAGATCCAAAACAAAGCAATTATGTTGCTCGTATAATTGGTGATCAAAAACTAAATTATAACTCTACAGAAAACTATATCGAATATTCAGGATCTTATCCTAATGCTTCAAGATATGTAAGAGTAAAAGAAGTAACTAATACTCCTGATTATTTAGATAATAGTGGTGCTGCTAAAAACGCATTTACAGGATCTATCCCAGCAATAGGATCAGGTTCATATGGAGGTACGTTTGATGGAGGTACGGGTACAAATATTCCTACTGGTAGAGCAATGAAAATGTACGATGCTATTAGCTCTATAGATTCACAAGGATTAATAGGTAGTGATTATGATACCATGTTAACATTATTATCTAACCAAGATGAATATCGTTACAACTTACTATTACTCCCAGGTTTAACTGATGCCGATCACTCTTCTCAAATCTCTACAGCTATTTCAAATGCTGAAAGTAGAGGAGATAATATGGTAGTAGTAGATCCTGTAAACTATGGAAGTACGTTAGTAAACGCAACTACTGAAGCAGGAGGTAGAGATACTTCATATGCTGCAATGTATTGGCCATGGGTAACAACTTTAGATCCTGATACAGGAGACCAAGTTAAAGTACCTGCTTCAACATTGATGGGTGGAGTATTTGCTTTTAACGATAATGCTGGAGAGCCTTGGTTCGCACCTGCTGGCATTAACAGAGGTGGAATGGGTACTGTTATTAGAGCTGAAAGAAAATTATCTCAAGCAAACAGAGATTCATTATACGAAGGTAATGTAAATCCAATTGCAACATTCCCCGGAACAGGAGTTGTAGTATATGGACAGAAAACATTACAGAAACAAGCTAGTGCATTAGATAGAGTAAATGTAAGAAGATTGTTAATTGAACTTAAATCTTTCATTTCTCAAGTTTCCCAAACACTAGTATTTGAACAAAACACAGCTGCTACAAGAAATAACTTCTTATCACAAGTAAATCCATTCTTAGAAAGTGTACAACAACGTCAAGGTTTATACGCATTTAGAGTAGTAATGGATGATACTAATAACACAGCAGATGTAATTGATAGAAATCAGTTAGTAGGTCAGATATTTATTCAACCAACAAGAACAGCTGAATTCATTTACTTAGACTTTAACGTATTACCAACGGGTGCAACATTCCCATCGTAAAGGTTAAAAGAGCAAATATTTATAATTAGAATAAAATAAATAGAAAATGGCAGTATTAGATCCAAACGAAATATTTTTCACAGCCTTTGAACCAAAACAGACTAATAGGTTTGTTATGTATATGGATGGTTTCCCAACTTTCATGGTTAAAGGAGTAGGTGGTGTGAATGTGTCTCAAAACGCAATTGAACTTAATCATATTAATGTTCAACGTTTTGTAAAAGGTAAAACCACTTGGGGTACAATTGACTTTACCCTATTTGATCCTATTACCCCATCAGGTGCACAAGCTGTAATGGAATGGGTTCGTTTACACCACGAATCAGTAACTGGTAGAGATGGTTACTCTGATTTCTATAAGAAAGATTTAACATTTAATGTAATTGGACCTGTAGGTGATGTTGTTTCGGAATGGATTGTTAAAGGTGCTTTAATTACTTCTGCTAACTTTGGTGATTTTAATTGGGATAACGACGGTGCTGTTGAAATTTCAATGACAGTACAACCTGATTACTGTATCTTGAACTTCTAAAAGAAAAATAAATATTTTTTAAAGAGAGCTTGGCTTCGGTTAAGCTCTTTTTTATTTTAATATTTATACTCGTAACAAAGTTATTATAAATAAAAGATATGGAATTCAAATTACCAACTGAAACTATCGAGTTACCTTCTAAAGGTTTACTCTATTCTGAAGATAATCCTCTATCCTCTGGAACTATTGAAATGAAGTATATGACTGCTAAAGAAGAAGATATTCTTACTAATCAATCATATATCCAAAATGGAACAGTATTCGATAAACTATTTAAATCTTTAATAGTCTCAGATATCAATTACAATGATCTTTTACTAGGAGATAAAAACGCAATTTTAGTTGCTGCTCGTATTTTAGGATATGGAGCCGAATATAAATTTATCCATAATGGAGATGAACACACAGTTGATTTATCTCAAATTGATAATAAACCTATTAATGAATCTTTATTTACTAAGGGTCAAAATCGTTTTGATTTTACTTTACCTTCAACCCAAATTAAAATTGAATTTAAAATTTTAACTCACCAAGACGAAGTTAATATTCGCCAGGAACTAAAAGGAATACAACGTATTAATAAAGATTCTAACCCAGAACTAACAACAAGGTTAAAACATACTATAATCTCAGTTAATGGAAGCGAAGATAAAAAAGATATTCGAGAATTTATAGATAACTACTTATTAGCTCGAGACGCTAAAGCTTTTAGAGATTATGTTAAACAAATCCAACCCGACGTAGATTTGTCTTTTTTTCCCCCCGAAGGTAAAAATAGAATCAATATCCCAATTGGGCTTAACTTTTTTTGGCCTGAAGCTGGAGACGATATCTGAAACTAGAAAAAATTTATTTACAGAAATACATGAGATAGTATTTCATGGTAATGGAGGTTATGATTGGGGTACTATCTATTCTTTATCAATTCCTTTACGTAGATTTATTTATACTAAAATAGTAGATCATTACCAAACTGAAAATAAAACTTCTAAATCAAAGGATTCAAAAACTACTACATTAGTTAATCCTGATGGAACTATTAATAAGTCAAAAGCTACTCAATTAAAGGTTCCAAAATATAAGTAAAAGTTATAAAGTTTAATATTTATAACATATACTTAATATATGGCAAGTCAACAAGATATAAACAGGCAAAAAGAACTAAATAAATTCACTCAAGAGTATTTAGAACTCTTAAGAGAAGAAGGAAATGCGTTTGCAAGTATAGGAGGTATTATATCTGATAACCTTTCGGAATTAACTAAATCTAATAATGCTCGAAAAGATGCTTTATCCTCTGCCCGTAAATTAAGTTCTATTAGTGATAAATTAGCAGCTGATGAGGAAACTAGTGCTAAACTAAGTGCAAAAGAACTTGGAAAACTAGCTGAAAACGCAGATAAACAGCTTAAAATCTTAAAACTTAAACAAAAACAAGCTGCAGAAAGTGAAGAAGATGTACTTGCATTAGCCGATGCTGTAAAACAAAGTGAAGCTTTAGTAAAATTAGCTAAAGAAAGAGCTAAAGAAGAAAAAGAAATTGAACAGGCAGGAGGTTTAGCTTTAAACTCTTTAAAAGGGATTGATAAACTTTTAAGTAAAGCAGGATTCAGTAGTTTATCTGAAAAATTAGATTTTAAAGGAGCTATTAGAGGTGCTACTGGTTTTAATAATAAAACAGGAAAAGCATCTGTTAATTTAACACAATTAGGGGAAAATTTATTTACAAATCTTAAAGGTGCAATTTCTCCTTTTGATGCTCTTTTATTTATAGGTAAAAAACTAGGTGATGCCCTTGCAAAGGCTGATGAAAATGTAGCTAATCTTCGTAGAAGTTTTCAAGTAAGTACTTCTGAAGCTATAAAGCTAAATGATGGTTTTGCTATTACCGCCCTTAAAACTAGTGAT